CTCTAAAAGAATTATAGCCTGAGGGAGTTAATGTCTGTGAATACAAATATATAGGAGGGCTAAAAGAAGTACTATTTAAACTTTCTGTTCTGTATAGTAAACTATTAGCAGATAGAGCGCCTGCTCTTACGGAAATACTATTAGGTATAAAAGTACTAAGACCGTCTAGCTGGGTTATGTTGCTACCAAAATAACCATTAATATCAAAACCTATTGTAAGGTAATTATTTTCTAATCCTTGAAATTTTGTTAAATAATAACCAATACCGTCAAAATAAAATGCTGTTAATGCGCAGCCTGCTAACCCTGGCCCGGGAGATCCTTTTGTAAAATTATTTGTATTAGCATCAACAAACACAAGACTAAATCCGTGCGCACCGGAAGGCTGGCTACCGTAGCAAGTATAGTCGAAAGATACATAAAAATCTTTATTAGTATTAATAAAATCTCTATTAAATAAGACTGAAGATTTTTCGTTAGTAGTAAAATAGTAATACATTTTACGCTCCGAATACAAATTCTCCGTCAATAACAGAACCTGCACTATTTCCTAAAATATTATATGTTAAATAAGGAGGTGTAATGTTGTTTGCGAAGTTAATACTAATAACATCTTGATCTAACAAATACATATGAGTATTAATATTAGTTATAGCACCATTAATGTATTTAAAGTACGTTTTAAAAATATAGAAAACATTAGATAAATCTTTACCTAAGTATGTTATAACATAATTAGCTGTTTCATCATCATAACTAAATATAGGCTTTTCTATTTCAACTATATTTAAATTAATATTTTTTTCTGCTAAAGAAAATTGCTTTAATTTATCATAGGTAAGAGATTCTATTTTATCTAAAGGATAAATTTTTAAGAAATTAAGAGTATTAATATCTACTTCATAAATTTCGGGGTAAATAACCTTACTATTTGTTGCGCTAAGATAGGGGAACAAATTAGTTTTGCAAAAATATAGTTTATTTGTTTTTTCATTAAACCAAACTGTAGATAATTTTTCAAAAAGCTTATTGCCACCTCTTGTAAAATAAGAATCAGCCTTAGTTGTGCCGATAGGTAAATTTGCTTTATAATCAAACAATATTTTATCAAATATAAGATAGTTTTCAGTTTCAAACATTATAACATCGTAAAATAAATCAAAATTAATTAATTTAGTGTTAAGCTCGTTGTTAACAAATGAATTATATTTTGTATATATACCGCTTAGCGCTGAAGAAGCGGGAGAGGTCATTGATGAGTTTGAATTTCTATAATACAGTTCACCAAATTCTATAAATTTTATTTCATAAAGTGATTTTTTGTATTCAAGACTAACACCGGGGTCAGCAGCAGCTGTTTTTCTAAAAGGAACTCTATAGTTTAAATAACTACTCTCTTCTTGATAAACAGCATTTCTATCTGCTGCATTAGAGGAACCGCAGGGCTCTAATCCGTCTACTAGATAAACAAATCCATTTATTTTTGTGTATCCCGAGGAAGGCGGCAAATAGGTAAAAATAGGGGGGTTAGCAAAATTTGCTCTATAATTAGGACCTGTAGGAGATATACCACCGTCTACCAAATCTGTATAATATAAATTATCTGTTTCTGGATTGTATGAGGGGTTATCGGAGGGTGAATCGGGAAGTATATTGCCATCTCTTCCTATAAATGTAACACCATCAAAAACTTCACATAGATATAACGGTGTTACTTCAGTAGAGCAAAATGTTTCTGGTTGCAACCTGTAGGAAATTATATTAATTGGAGTTCCTGTTAGAGAGAAAGTGGGTACACCATTATTATAGTACTTGGCTGATAGAGGTGATATTGAAGTAAGATTAGGGCCTCTTGTAAAGTACCCCGAGCCAGGGGGTATTTGAATAGAAGATCTTAAGGTTATACCAGAATACCCCTTATCTGGTTCGAACATAGTATAATCAAAGTAAAAACCAGAAATAGGATCAAACATTAAATGTCCATCAAATATTTGACAGTATTTTATTCTTTCATCGTCTTGTGTTATTGATTGTAATGAAAGCTGTTTCTTAGGAAATACATTTTTATATAAACTAAACTCGTTACCATAAACGTCGCTCTTGTGTTGTATAAGTGTTTTGTCAAGAGAATAAAGCTTTTCAACTCTATTGTCAATAGGAAAAAGATTTTGCGGTACCAATGGAAATACATCTTGATTGGCCCATATACTTCTAAATTCGCCTTTAAAAAAGTCTTGGGAATCCGTATATCTAGCTAACCCCTGTAAAGCTAGATTATTAGTTTGCTCTCTGCTTTGATATGCTCTAAATGTCTGTGAGTAGGGATTACTATAAGCGTCGCCAAAACTAAATTGATTACTAAAATCGATTTTTAATTCATAAACATTATCGACAAATTCAAAAGGAGATACAAATACATCTTTTGAAAGCCCGCTTACATTACCGTATTTATCAGGGTTAGGAAAAATATAAAGCGTATTAGCACTTAATGAAGAAAGCTTATACTTGCTACCAAAATTAACAAATGTACTTAACCCCAATTTATCAGGCTTAAAAAATAACCCCATTTCTTTTGCTGTTTTTAAAAATTGAACTGTAGGTATTGCAGCAACTGAGGGATATCTTTTATTTAGATAGTTAGCAAAATCATTAACCGGTGTAAATAGAGTACCAGAAACAATATCAGTAGATGTATTACCGGTTGAAAGATAAAAATATTCTGTTCCCATAAACTTTTCAATACCGGACTTCTCAAGATTTAAATTTAAATTTTCTTCTGTTTCTGTATTTACGGTGTTAATAAAATCACTATCTTTTAAAAAGTTTAATTCATCTGAGGTTGGTTTATAATCAATATTAAAATTATTTGTACCTAGTTCTAGTAAAAAGAAGGGATAACTAGAAATTGCCTGCACTATTGCACTATTAAAATCTAGAAAAAGAGAGGAATCTATATTGTATGTATTATATTCAAAATATTCGTTTCTCTGACCATTTGTAATACCGTATGCTGAGGGTGGTTGAGTAGGGCTTACATCAAGATAATACGGGAATTCATCAAATATATCTTCTATGTTTACTACAAGATTGTTTCTAATATCAGAAAGAGAGAGGTTTAATGTTCTGACAAAATCGGTTAAGTCATCAGTTTCAAGAGATTTGGAAATTTCATTATATACTATTTTTTCAATACCGAAATTACTCCCTTTTAAATTATATCTTAATTGCCCTGTTTTAACGTCATCTCTTAAAGTACTATAATATAAGCAAATATCTTTTATTTTTTTTGCAAAAAACGGTACAGCTATAGCTAAATCCCTATTGTTGTTTAAATCTAAATTTTTTAAAAATCTCTTTTCTTCAGATGAGGTATAGCTTAAAATAATTTCACTTAGAAGGGAGGAGTATGTTTTTTTAATTAATTCTGCTGAATTAACCTTAGATTCGCCTTTTACTTCATACCAGTTATTAAGATAAGATTGATATCTATATAAAAAATCGTCAGCATTAGTAAATAATGAATTATTATACTTTAACCATTCTGTAAAAGATAGAGGAGCGTCTTTATCTATAGCTTCGTCTACATTGCCCAGAGATGTTATAGATGAAGATATTCTTTCATCAATAAATCGTGTTGAATCTAACATTTAAGTATTTAATTGTTATATACAATATCACTACCGCTTAGAAATAGTCTTAACCCTTTAGTTATTTCATAGCTTAGTATATTTTGAACTATTCCGCTGTCTCTAGACCATTCATTAAATGAACTATTATTAAACGATAGTGTAGTGTATGGGTTATCCCAGTCTATTACGTTATTATAAAAGCTATTTTCATTTATATCTATAAATGTATAAAAATTATAATAATCTGATATTCTATTACCTGATAATTCTCTAGGTGCTACTAAGCTCCAGCCCCAATCATAACTAAATGTCGATAAAGGTATAGAAGTATTAAAAGGTATAAGGCTTCCGTTACTATAAATTAAGGAAGTATTAACTAGCTTATAAATACTAGAGAATTTTTCAAAAGCAACAATTGGTATTCCTGATGAAATGCTGCTTGTAAGTGTAGAAAGTTGTGTGCCTAAATTTCTGCCTGGGTTTACCGGTGTATTAAAGTTTAAGTTAAATTTATTTTTTTCTCCCCATAACTTTTTGTGTTTTATTGATAATAAATCTACTAATCTTCTTAATTGTGGTGGAAAGGGGTAATTATATTGCTCAAATTGAATAGAGAGTTCACGGCAAAATGATATTAGCTTATCTAAATTTACTAAATCAATATCGGACGTGTTATTTACATAATTTGCAATTTTTTCATACACTGTTTTCCCTAGCTCATACGGCATGGCGCTAGTACCGCCAACTATGCTACCTAAAAAGTTATCAAAAAAGATTGATTTATCTTCTAAATTTTCTGTATATCTTAAAGATTTGTAAAAACTGCTTGCGTCAAAGTCTTCATTTACTTTAAAAACGGAATATTCACCTTTATCTGAATAAATGTTAAAAAAGTTGGAAGATCCGGAAACTACACGGTAATTAGGTATTGTATCAATGTATTTATTGAGCCACCTGCTACCGAGCCAATCGCCATAAGCTTGCCATCTTTTTTCTTCAAATGCACTTACGTTATTCTCTAAGCTAGATGGTGGGTAATTGAGAGTAACATAGTCTAAGTCAGTAACATCAGTGCTTGAAAGTGCTAAAGTATCAATATAAAAAATCTTATTATTAAGATCGTTAATAACCCAAACAAAGCCATAGGTATCGCATGCAACTCCACCTATACTTTGAATATAATTTGTCTTATTACCTGAACCTGCTATAAAATATGATTTTTGGTTAGTAACTGCATCAACTCTAGTTACTGTATCCCTATTTTCCACTACCCATGCATTTTGTGTTGCGTCTACAGTAATATTACCTAATAATTTAAATCCGCTAAGCGGAAATCCTGGTAAAATATTCCCCTCGTAATCAAATTTATAGAGATAGTCATTACGCTCATCAATATCTTTTGCTGATTTACTTAAATTATAAGTAGTTAACCATACCGCTTTGTTTCTATCTATACATAATTCTACCGGCGAATGCATCCAGGTAAACGGAATTACTTTTAGCGGTGTTCCATTTGTATCATATTTTATTAAAAAGTTTGATGCGGGGTTTGTATACGTAACCCAGACATTATTGTCGATGTCTGTATCAATACTTGAAGGCATTAGAAATTGTTCACCAGCAAACCCGCTTAAGAAAGCTAAACTATAATCGCCACTTAAATTATAAGTAAAGAAATTTTTGCTAGGGTAAGCAACGTTTTTAATATATCCTTCCCATCTATCAATTTTTATACAAGAGGACGAGTCCATAAGAGCTACCCATACATCATTATGACCATCTAACCCAAAACTACAGGGAGCTGCACTAGAGAGTGTAGGTGAAAGTAGATTCACCGTGTAAATTGTACCATCTTCGGCTTTTGCGGGGTAAGCAGATAAGCTAAATGAAGATAACATTTGACCTTTATTATCAAATTTAAAGATCTTATCACTTGCACCATCAGCAAACCACGTATTATATTCTTCTTCAAAAGAAATACCTGATGGAGCAATTTGAATAGCATAAACATTTCTATTATTATCAGAATTAAAAAACTGCTCTTGAGCTGAAAGTGTTAATGTTAGGTAACCAGGACAGTTATCATATATTAATATGGAAAAAAATCTCAATAAAACGTTAAATTCAGGTAACGCTACCCACCCAAACAAGCTATCTTTTGGATAATTGGGTGGATCGCGAATAATAATTGATGCAGTAAGTACACAATTTAATGCAGTTTCTTGTGGTATAAAATACCCTTTGTAAAAGCCTCCTATTGATTGAGGTGCTTCAGAAGTAAAATCATCATAAAACTTGACTGCAGTAAATGGCTTTACTTCATTATTGTTAACTGTAACTATACCAAACTTTAGATTATAAGCTGAAAGAGATGAGAGTGCAGAATTTGTTATAGAAGAAGAAAGTGGTGGATATGTTTTAGTAGTAAAATTATCTATGTCTTTAAATTTTATAACAAAAGGTATTTCGGTGTTTTCCCAGCTTATTTCAGGTATATTAAATCGAGTTGTAGACAGAGCACCTTCACCATCAATACCTGTTGTAGTAACAGATAGTTTGTATGCTGGGTTATGTCTCACTTTAATAATAGGAAGCTGTGTTTGACTTATGTTTTGATACCCTGCGGGCGGGTAGGGAATATAATCATAAACATTATTAAGCTGGGAGTATTTGTCTTTAAATTTTGAGTTATCTAGAGTGGCGTATAAAAAGATAGGCGTTTCACGAGATGTAAAATTTTTAACTTTGTCGTCTGCGTAGAAGAACTCAACTGAACCAGTAGTGCCCGCTAAAATACTTCCTTGATCTTCTTTATTACATCGCACTAATTCAAGCGCGTCATTAATCTTTACATAGATTTCATAGTTTGATGTAATTACTTTGTTTACAGGGGCATATTCAAATACATCACCTACTGGTCTTTTTTCATAAAACCTACTTAAAGTTCTTAAATGAGACCATTTATCACCAAAGAAATTATCTACGTTTTGATAATCACCTGCTGCACCGGATGCATAAAGATATAGTGTATATCCTTCTGCGCTTAACGCATTATATGTCTGCCAGCTGGATTGTCTGTTTACTTTGAGCGGATCGTTAATTTTGCTAGCAGGTACATCGTAAATAAACTTTCTATAATCTTTAAATAAAATCTGATCATTTATATAATTATATATTTTTATTGTAGGTTGATAAGAGCTATCAAAAGAATTGCCAAATTTATCGTATACAGTTAAGGTTACCGGGTATTCACCGGGCCATTGATACCAATGCGTGGCGGTTAGTTCATTTGAAAACGTACCGTCGCCAAAATCCCATCTTACGAGAGTAGTAGAAATATTTTGCAAATCTAAAGGTGAAAAAGATTTTTCAAAATCTGGATAAAATACTAAAGGTGTATTTACAAGCGAAAAACTAGATAAAGAATCACTATTAGAAAAATCTTTTACGTTAAAATAAACGTAATAATAGTTTATTTGATTTGACATTAGAATTCTCGCTGCAACGTTTGTAGAGAAGGTGTAATAACTACTATTTTATTTTCAAAATCTAATGAGTCGTTTAGAAATGGAAATTTAAAATAAGGAAGCTGAAGATCTTGAGTAGTAATTTGTATGTCGGCTTCCGGATAAACAGGATTATATATTAATAAACTTATACCAGGTATTACACTCCTTTCACCGTCCACCGTCCTTACAGTATTTATATCGTTTACACCTTCTAGAGATTTAATTTGATTTGTAATATTAGTAAGACTAACAAATCCACCTAAATTATCTTTTAATGTTGAAAAATAAGTGGCAAATATATTTTTAATTTGATCTTTTATAGCTTCCGGGTTACGCTTTGCTGTAATATCTCTTGTTATTTCTAATGTTGTTGTGGTAGCAATAGTTGGAGAAAGCACTTCGCCTGGTAGTGAGATACCTAGATCCACAGCCATATAAACAGGGTCGTTGACAATGATTTCAGCGGTAGCTAATTTTACCTGTTGTAAATCGTTTAAAATAATTTGTTTTTGTGCAGAATTAAGATAGTTAGCTCTGGTTGTTAATGAAGTTAGTTTTTCTAGCTTAGGTACTGCATAAATGTAAATGTTATTAAAATTACATGAATCTGCAAATTTTACTTGATTAAACAAAACTCTGCTTTCTAAATTTGGTTTTGTAATGCCTAAATCAAAATAATATTTTAAATGTCCGGAAATATAATCCCAATTATTAACTGCCTGAACTGATGAGATTATATTACTATAATTCTTTTTAATATAATTTATAAAATCAGAAGTTGTAATAAGTCTATACTGACTTCTGAAAGTATTGATAGCATTTGTCTTGATACTGTCAACAGATTCTATATCTTGAAACTTTGTAGATGCATCAATGTTAGAAAAAGTAATAGAGTTAGCTTGATCTTGTGTAATGATTTTTAGGTTAGTTGGTATATCGTCATTTTTTATACTTTGAAACCTTGGAGTATTATAAAAAAATAGTTTATTGTTATCTAATAAACCGGGGCCCACTTCACCGGTACTGCCGTTTGAAAGAAGATAATATATAGCTACTTCATCGCCTTCATTTAATTTTTTACCTGTAACACTATTTCCAAACTTAATTTCGTATCTTTGATTTTCGTTTAATCTTATTTCATATACTTGAGAGTTTGATTTTTCTAAAAACAGTGATTGAACTGGCTTCCATTTAACCCATTTAGGCGCATCTACAGAGTTGTCTTTTACATAAACATCTATATTAAAATGATCTATCAATAAATTTGCACCATTACCGTCAACTATAGTTAGTGTCAAAACTTCAAAAGGTTCTCCGGTTGCAACGTAGGTAGGATATTCAACATAAGATCCTTGATAAAGAAGGTTATTATCTTGAAGATCAGTTAATTGTTCAGCTGTTGATGTATTTTTTGAAAAAGTCACATCTTGATTAAAAGAATAATTTGCACCATTGATTGAAAAATAAGAATATCTAGGTATTGTGTATATACCTGACGTAAGACTCTCATTAGCTGCGGCTAGAAAAGATAGAATTGATGTTTGATATCCTACGGGATTATAGTTTAATAATTTTACTATTTTATTAATATTTTCAAATAACTCAGCGGTAGTAAATGTGCTCTCTGAACTTGTTCTGTTCAAGTAAAAAATTAAAACATGATAGGCATAAGCTATAATATCTATTATTGAAGAGACGTTACTACCTTCAAAGTTTTGATCTGTAAAGATATTATTATCATTAAGTCTTGTATTAATTAGACTTTTAAGACTTACAGCATCAAACGCGACATATCCGTCTTGAGCTAATTGAAAATTGTTAAATTCGGTTGCCATAATTACTCATTAAAAAAGAATCCAGTTGTACTTAGTGTTCCTACTAATCTAAAGCTACTAGCTGTAGGTACAGCTGCAACAGAGAGAATTAAGCTGATAACATACTGCTGGTTTATCTCATCTACAGCTACTTCTATATTTTGTATAGTCACTCTAGGTTCAAAATTTATAATAGCTTGAAGTATTTCATTACCTATACTCCTTGCATTAGTCTCGGAGACTCTAGAAAATAAATATTTTTGAAGATTTACACCAAAATATGGATTAAGAATTCTTTGACCAGGTACTGTCGTTATAATATTAAAAATTGAGTTTTTTATTGCAGAATAATCATAATCTAATTTTAAGTCTTTAATTTCGCGTTTTTTTAATAATTCATTGTTTTGAGTATATTCAAACTCCAAATCAAGCTTTAGATCAGTATAGATAAAGTTGCTAGCTGGTCTAACTGGTTCTGCTACAGAATTAATCTTTATAGTTGCCACATTATTATTTATATAACTTTATTTTTTTAAAAACAGTTTTATATATAATAAGAACAATAAATAATTAAGATGAATAAGAATTTTGTCAAAATCTACGAATCTGTAATGCAGAGATATACTAATAGAGGCTTTTTAGCAGGCGATGTTATTACTTTTAAGAAGAACGCTTTAAACAGTGAGTGGTTTAAATCTTTGGGTTCCAACACACAAGAAAAGATAAAACAAATGATAAACAGCGGATTAAACCTAAGAATTTCATCTATAAAAAACGTATTACCTAATGTAGGTGGAGCTGGCAATACAGACTTTACCGGTACCGAAGTAAATCTAGATATTACAACAGAGATAGCTCCGGGTAGATATGGTGATTTTTGTACTATTCCTGGTGATTTAGTAGAAGTTCAATCTAGCTATCCCAATCTACCTCCAGTGCCTGATGTGTTTAAGAAGGATGACCCCGCAAAAAGAGTACATATTAAACCAAAGGAAGTAGGTGATACAGAGAATAAAACACCCTTTCTTGCCCCTCATCAAACTAAACAATCTGATCTAGGAGATGGAAAGCTTTCAGAAGGCGATAGAGAGTTAAAAAATACCAATGTTAAAATTCCTTCTGCTCCTGTAAAGGGTGCAGCTGATCCGGCAAGCTATACCTATCAGTATCTACCTACTAACGCTTAAAAAGCTTAGAGAGCGCTATTAAGCAACTAAAGCAATTAATTTCTTGATCTACTACAAAACTACTTCTATATAAATGTTCAGAAATTGTTAAAAGTAAATCACGCTTACCAGTGTCGTCTTCTAGTTTATAAATGTAATTAAACAAATGTCTTAATAGTGAAACGTAGTCGCTATTAAAAGAACTTTCATTGTCTATTAATGCCTTTCTCAATAAAACAACATTTTGTTTCTTAACCTCGTTAAAAATAAGTTCTAAAACATCATTGTGATTGGAATGAGGTAATATAAGTTTTCCTGTTACTGAGCATTTTTGTAGCTCATTTATACATTTTCTTAAATCAGGGTACTTAGATTTGATAAACTCTAACAAGCTAGCTTTAATATCAGAAGAAATTTCTATTTTTTCGTTCTTTAGAATAAATGCACATCTTTTTACTACACCATCAAGTGAGGGGGTCAAATCGATACTTTGGCATCTGCTTTGCAGAGCGTGTATGACTTTAAATTGATAGTTTGCTGTAAGAATAAATCTGGTTATTTTAGCAAACTCTTCCATAGTATTGCGCAACGCTTTTTGAGCATCAAGAGAGAGACCGTCTGTTTCATCTAAAATAATAACTTTTATATTACCGTCAATGCTTTTTGTTTGTGCAAAACTTGTTACTTTGCTTCGAATTGTATCTATACCGTTTTCATCACTAGCATTAATATAAAGGTATTGGCAGTCTAAAATATCGTTAACAATAATTTTGGCTAAAGTCGTCTTACCTAACCCGGGTGTACCTAAAAATAATAAATTAGGTATTTCTTTTGTTTTTCTATATGATTCTACTATAGTTTTATTATTTTCTGATATAATAAACTCTTCTAATTTTTTAGGTCTGTATTTCTCTACCCAAAGACTTTGAAAATCCATATTATTTACCAGAAGAACCAAATCCTTTTTCACCACGCTCGCTTTTCTCCGCTTTACCCCACTCAACTGGCATGGAAAAATTTAAATAAACTACAAACTGTGCAATTCTATCGCCGGTCTTAACAGAGTAGTCGTTATCCGTTAAATTATATAATTTTATACCAGCATCGCCTCTATATCCACAATCTATAATGCCCGGATGCGCCATAATACCATGCTTAAACCCTAACCCGCTACGAGATTCCACCTTTACCCAATAACCTTCTGGTATATAGGCAAATTTTAACCCCACACTAACAACAGCACTGCCTCGAGCAGGGATTACACTATCTTCTATAGAATATACATCATAGCCAGTGTCCGATTCGTGATTTTTTGTAGGAAGCTTGGCTAAATCATGAGTTTTTTCAAATTTTAACACAGGTAAAAACTGAATATTCGGATCGTCCTTAAGATTGGTATACATATTTTAATTATAATATAAGTTTACAAAAGATCAATATAGATAAATACTAATATGAGCGAAGAACTCAATGAAATGGTAGGTGATTTACTAGATCAACTAAACGATGCTAATAAAAAAGCAGAGGCAGTACGTAAGGAGTCAACCCCTCTTACAAAAGAAAATATGGAAAAATTTGTAATAGAAAAGGCAGGAAGATTAGTAGAAGAAAGTTTGGATGTAATGACTAATGTAAAGGATTATATTTCGTCTGCACCGGAAAGTAAGGATGTTGGTTCATTATCAGAGTTAATAGCAGCAACTGCTACTGCAATAGAAACTCTTAATAAAATTATAGTAACAGATAAAAGAAATGAAACTGTTATTAAAGCAAAAGAGATGGATATTGCTTCTAGAAAAGAATTAAGAGAGGCAGATAATACCACTAAGCTGCTAGCAACAAGAGAGCAAGTGTTTAAAATGTTAATTGATAGTGCTAATAAAAGCGCAAAAATAATAGATGCTGAGATTATAGAGTAGCTTAGCTGTAATCTTTGTTATTATTACATTCAAAAAACTTAGCGTAAAAATCTTTCCATATATTATTAAAGTCAGGTACAAGGTCTTTAAACATTTTAACAAAATCATCTTCTTTAGGAAACTTAGGCAATAATCCTCTCAATTTAGCCTCTAATACATCAGGATCAAATTCTATTTCACCGTCAAATAATGATTTAAAGTCTACAGGACCGACAATAGGCAGTTTAAAATTACAAATTGCGGTTTTTGTTCTTTCTATTGCAGCTAGAAAAGATCTAGGATCATTGAGGTCTAGTGTGTTTTTATATTGTTTATCTACTATATAACTAAATACCTCTCCAAACGACCCTGGATCTACAGAAGGCAATACATTTGGCATATTTAATTCAGGTATTTTTACTATATTGTTAATGCTGCTTACAGATTTAGCTAAGGGATTAGCATCTGTTATTTTTCTAGATAATTCTAAATTATCAAGACCATATTTATCTATTTGATTATTTAAATTTGCTAAATTAACATTTGGTATTCTTAGATTACTATATGCAGCGTTTAATTTTGCTTGTGCAGATTGTGTTAATGAAACCGGTTTTGTTAATTTATAGGTACGAGTTTTATATTTAAATTTATCATTTATTTGCGCAGTGGTTAATTGCTTTTGTTGAGTTGTTTCAATAGTATTACCTATTACTTTTGCTATTGTTCTCGTACTTCTAGATTGCTTTATCTGTTTATGAGAAATATCAAAGTCTTGTAAAGTATTTTCAATATTGGCGCTATACTGTGAGTTATAAATTTGTTGTATGTTACAAGATGTATAATCTCTAGGATTGTACCCTGTTTTATCATTTATATTACTAAAATAACATACATATTCAAAAGTTCTTTGAAATGTTAGCGCTACATTATCCAACAAATCTGGTGAAGAATTATAAAAAGTAAGATAATAGTTTAAATCTGTTACCAGATTTAACCCGTGTGGCTGTGTAGAATCTATAGCTATATTATAGGTATCAGCTACTCTTTGTAAATTTATTAAGCTAGATTTCATTAAGGAGGATGTCTTTAAACTAAGTTCTTCATTAACGCTCTTTGAAACTTCACTAAGCTTATTTGATAAAGATACTGGTACTGTATTTGGTGCTCCAAAACTACAAGTAATATCGAAAATAGGAGATACAGAGTCATCAAATTTAACTCTTGTATTAACAAGCGTACCAATACTATCGCTAGGATCATCTAAGAATGAATATTCTTGTTTATCAGTTTGCTCTTTTATAATATCTATATTGCTACTAAATTTTTTATACCAATAAAAAATGAAATCGTTATCATAATTTTGTAATGTATTTTTATCTAAAGTAGTAAAGAAATTAGATATGCTTGTTATAGGATTAGCACTTTTTTTATTAGTCCAATAATCTACTGAAGTTGAGAGCTGTGGCGTGAGATCGCCGTTAAGCTCTCTCTTACCGCCTGCTACTGTAAGCTCTCTAACTGAAACTCTAGTATTAGTAGTTATAGGTGCTTGGCTTACGTATGTGTTAGTGGGAGGTGGTGTAACTGAAGTGGGTGGCGATACCCTTACCTTCACTACGGGTGGAAATGAGCGCGCCAATCTAAGTTGTTCAGAATAAGAATTTACAAATACATCTATTACTGGTTGCCCTCCTGTATTTCTACTAGCTTGTCTAGTGCGAACTGCACCGCCTGTATCTTCTGCTCTAAACGTATCACCCAATCCAGGTATAGCAATATTACTACCGTAGGGTATATCGTTTTTATAAACCGCAACACTTCTACCGGCTTGAAGAGGACCGTAAATGTTAGAGTTTGCTCCAATTTTTTGTTGTGAATAGTAGTCGGATCCAGGTTCATCGGGCGAATAAAATGTAATACGAGCTTCTACTTCATAAGAACCATCAGAATTTAATGTAGGTGATGTGGGTTTATTATTAATTAAAAGTGGTGGTTGTAGAGAATTTGTGACAAGTGTAGATGTTTTAGCCGGGTTATCTGTAGTTTGAGGAGAATAATCAATACTGCCTATAGAGTTTAAATAATTTGTAAATTTTTTTGTAAAATCTACAGAATTAGTAACATTAGCATCAACTAAATCAGGATAAAGCGTTTTTGTTGAGGTCTTCGTCATATTACTTGCTATTTGTATTTAAGAATAAGTTGTCATAACTGTAAGTTTTTATACATCTTATATCGTTAAAATATTCATTACCTTCAAAAATATGTTTAACTTCAATAACAAAATAAATACCTAAAATTTTACTATCAAAATCACTATAAGGTTGTGCACCTTTTCTATCAATACCAATAAATTTTCCTGCCTGTCTGTGTGTACTGCCTGGTACTCTAAACATAACTGAATTGTTTAAAAAAATACTACTAAAAAGTGCTTTGTTTCTACCTGTACTAAGTCGCTGATCTGCATCTGCTGCAATAATAGAAAAAGTGTTCTTTACATTTTTTTGTAGTAATCTATATTCACCGGGATAAAAATTTGAATATGCAGCATCATAGCTTACTTTATTAAAAGGTGAGACATAATTTTTAAAATAAGCGCTTAAAATAGAATTAATAGTATTACGATTTTCATCTATATTAAATACTTTTTCATTTGAATCATAACTATGCACAACATGCGTTACTAGTTCTTGTTGAGATAATTCACCGGGCATAGGATCATAGACAAAATTATTAATAGTACCATATTTACCTAAATTTAATGCATTGGTAGGGGTAAAGCTTATTGCTTCAATTTCATATTCGTTATTACTATCAGAATATATACCTAAATTAAAAGTCTCGAGATAGTTAGCTCCAATTTGTGATTCTGAACTAGAAGAATTTAAGTATAGAGCTTTAGAGAATGTTTTGCTCAAGCTTTCAAAAATAAAGTTATATGTACCTCTTTCTATTCTTAAAAAACTCTGATCAAAATCATATGTTTTTTCAGAAACATGTCTTCCTAGCAAATAATCTAAACAATCAATACCCTTAAAAGATGCAGGTGATGAAAAATATATCTTAGAACCGCCAGTATCAAAGCTGTCACTAAACGTAATAGGATATCCGTCTGATTCACTAAAAAAATCTTTTAAAAAATTTTTAATAGCATCGCCAGTATTAATACCTCTATCTGTATTGTTTAAATCTAGTACATTTTTATCTTCGATATAGTTTGCGGTAGAAAAATATGAATTTTTTTCTCTTAAAAGCTCATAATATAAATCCCAAAAATATAATTTTTTAAATTTTTCTCCAGGAATTTGTCCTAATATTTCTTCTGTATTGTAAATGACAAATTTAAATAATAATCGAAATGCTTTATTTTCATCATCGCTTCCTGTATAGTTATCATCATTAGACAATTTTGGTAAAATGTCTATTACTAAAATATCTCTTGAATCGCCTTTAAAAATAAATCCTTTGTTTGGAGTAAATGTAGTGCTTGTTTTTGCTTGTTCTTTATTTTTAAAATCAGCTACTCTTTCAACAGCATCGAATTTATTATTAATAATAATATAACCTTTATGAAAAAATCTTGTGAAATCATCTTCAATAACCAAAGAATTAATAGCGCCTATTTTTAATTCCTGATATCTACCATCGACGGAAAGAAGCCCTACCTTAAATCGGTAGGTATTATTATTTATAACATCTAAAAAGTCAGACTTTTGCGAATCAATTATTGTAGTGGCCATATTAGACTAGATTATTTTTAAGTTCATTTAATATTGTAGGGACATATTGTGGTTTAATAATCTTTATTACTGTACCAGCTTCAGGAAATTTAATAGGATTAAATATCTTATTGGTTAAGCAAATAAGCCACCATAAATCTATTGTTTTATAAGCATTAAAACTAACTATCGTCCATGGTGCTTTTGACGTGATTTGCTGATAATACACCAATGATTCATCAATCTTATCTGGCATAAAAACTGATTGTAGTAAATTATAGTAATACTGGTCTTTGCCTGTTTTATACAGTTTAAATATATTCTCATACCTGGTTGTTTTAAGCTGAGGTAAGTCTGATATAGAATTTTGTCTAGTTCCTATCATAGTAAATATTTAGCGCCCACTTATTATGGTTTCTACTATAGAGCCTGCTTGTTGAGTTAGGGTTTTAGTTGATACTAAAGATTCATTATTTAAAACAGAAAACATAAAGTTTTTAGATTCTGAAATAAGACTTTTTACTGTAATGTTTACAACATAGGCGTCAGGTATAATAGCTTTAATTTTTCTTGGTGTTAGTGAATTTACAAAACCTCTTACAACACTCGGGCCGTTGCCAAATCTATTTAAAAGATTACTTAAAAACCCACCACTAGGAGATCTAATGGGTAAAGATTCATCTAAATTTAAGTTCTCTATGTAAGAAAGGTTAAAGTCTAATTCACGTCTAGAGCCTTGAAAGTCTACAGAAATTCTAGAAATATAACAAAATGGTAAAAATTTAACACCTGGTATTTCAACTTGATATAAGACAGGCGGTTCAATTATAGAAAGATTTTTTCTAGATGGTTTATTGTTGTATAGAAGTAAGAAAATTAACTCCCAATTTCTTATTACATCTTCAAAGGTAACTGAGCCTGTATTAATTAAAGGAAACATAAAATTAAATTCTTCTCCTTCATCGCTGTAATTGTAGAATTTTGACTTTTCCACAAAACTAATCTTAGTGGGCTCTCTTAGCATGCTAACTGTACTTGCAATATCTGTCATACCTTCAGCAGCTTTAGATAATAATCCCACAAACGGGTTATTAGCATCTGTAGAAAAGGAGTTGTTTTGCATATTATTATAATCTTGAAAGTAAGGCATAATAAACTCCCATCCTGTGGGATCAGTAATGTATAGATTTTTATAAGGATTTAAATACGGATTCTTATTATAAACCGGGTTATTATCTACAGTAGATGGAAATTTACTGCTTACAAAGTCTTCTGCTGTTGAAACAGCGCCACCAAGAAGAGAAACAATAGAATTTTTTGCTTCTTCTGGCAATGCATTTAATGCAGCTGATACACCTTCTTTAGTTACACCGTAAGAGTATTTTAGCTGAGAAACTAATGCGTTTGCTTTTAATTTAAGCTCTTTTAGATAAATCTTAGGTACTTCTTGACGAGCTTCGTTAAGCTTTGAATAAGTCCAGTAAAAATTATTTACTACATCTACTGTTTCTCCTAAAGGTGTAGTAATACTTTTACCTTGACCGCCCCCTAATGGGGTATTTGTAGGAGAGACGAGAATAGGGGGGTCAGAATCAGCATTAGGATCATAACCATCGTATGATCTAGATCGTGATACGGAAAATACGTGGTTCATATATATACTTAATAGGCAAACAATCTATTCATCATATCAGATCTATAATCTAAATTAGAAGCTGTCTTTTGACTAAACACCATATTAGAAGAACTATTATTTACTACAACATTAGATGCAGGTTCTTGTTTGTCCTTAATTTCAGCTAAAAGTTGATTGTTCGTATTCATTATCTTGTATTCTGCTTCATATAATTTTTCTGTTTTGTTAAAGTGTGATTCAAGCCTTTGACTCAATTTACCTAGTGCTTCTTTAAGCTGATCAACCGATTTAGCTGTTTTTTGATCCATATTTTTAAGAGCGTTTTCAATAGGTCCACCCTTTTTCATCGCCACAATTTGATCATTTTTATCAAATGAATACGAGCCTCTCTTTGAATACATTACTCTTTCATTATCATCCAAGAAATCGCCTGTGGGTATGGGTTGTTTTGTATCTGCTGTTTTTGTTTCTTTGTCTTTTGAAAAATAATTGCTAATAGCTTTACCGCCTTGATAAGCTAACCCTAAAGGTGTAGCGTTTAAAATTAGGTTTTTAATATTGTCTAAGGTAAATAGACTCTTTATCCAGTCTACTAATTGAGAAAGCAAATCTTTTATAACATTTCCTAGGCTAGATAGTTTATCTATATACCAATCTTTAGCTTGAATAAATGTCTTTTTAACATTGTCCCAAGTAAAGTTTTCTTTTAACCAGTCAAACGCAAAAACAACTAATTCTTTTATAGAATTCCATAATTCAGATATTGTTTTTGAAATATCAAAATTTTTAGCATATTCTTTTATTTTATCACCCGCATCTTTATCAAACCAACCTATCATCCACCCTATAATTTTCATAGGTATAGAAAGTAATGCGCTATTCCATTGATTTAAAAGCTGTAATATTCCAGGAATAAAACCTTCTTTAAAGGATTCAAATACTTTATCTATTCTATCTCTTATTTCATCAAAATCAAATAAGTCTAAACCTACTAATTTTGTTATACCAGTAAAAAATTCTATTATGCCTTTTACAACACCAGTTACGGCTTTTTGTAAAAAAGATTTATCTTTAAGCTTAGGATCAGTAAAAGATTGATATAAACCAATAAAAACTTCTACTAATGCAAAAATAGGTCCTAGTGCCCTACCTAAAAGCTTACCTAATCCTGCTCCTGCTTTAAAAGGACCTGAAACAAATTTAAAAATATCACCAAAAAAATCAAATATTGGCTGTAATATTTTGAGAGGCTTTACGCCTTCTGCTTTAGGTAATAAAGATTTAAGAGGGCCAAAAAATTCATCTATTGTCTCGGTAATTTTTGTAAATTTGCTTTTAATTAATTCACCGGGTTTAAAATTTTTAACACCTTCTACTATATCATCAAATTTAGTCTTAATAGTATTAAAAACATCTTCCGCGAGCTTACCTACTTTAGAATTTTTTACCTTTTCAACTAACTCAAAAAATTTACTCTTTAAATTTTCAACAACTTCTTCTATAAATTTACCAAATTTAGATTTTTTTATTTTTTCTACTAACTCAAAAAATTTACTCTTTAAATTTTCAACCATTTCTTCTACAAATTTACCTAGCTTAGAATTACGAATACGTCTACCTAATCCTCTAAACTTACCTTTGATTTTTTCTACAAGGTCTTCAATATACTTTCCTAATTTTGAACTTCTCAAGCGCTCAAATGCTTCAACTAGAGATGTTTTTAATGATAAAAACAACCTTTTTGCTAAATTGCCCCAATCTTTAATACTTTTTATTGCACCAATTATAAACCCAATTATTAACCCCGCAGCAAACGCAAGCAATCCCAATATTATTTTAAGCCAAGGAAATTTTACTTCTGGTTTCTTGGTATCAACTTCAAAATTAACTGCTGATTTAATAGCCTTTACTATAGATTTCTGGCCATCCATTGTCAATCCGTCGATAACAATGGGTGTAGCTTGATACAAGCGCTCTTTTTGACGATATCTATTATTTCTTTCTTCTTCTTGCTTTTCTTTAGAAAGCTTTTCATTTATTCTAGCTTTAAGCTGCTTATCATCCTGGTTATTAGATAAAAAGCCTAATATAGCCCCAAGCTTAGAACTTGTATCGTCTTTTTCCATTAATAATATTTAAGAAAAAGTACTATTATACTGTAAAAAGTGTTTGATCTATATCTATATCAACTGATGTACCGTCTTTTTCGAAATACTTCTTTTCAAACGCTTTAGATGCATTTATAAAATCAATTAATTTATTATTTACACTTAAAGGAAGCTTTTCTAAAACCTGAACTTTTTGAGAAAGTGTAAGTTCGTCGAAGTTAATATCTACAACATCACTTCCTGTGTTAACCGAAACAGTGTTAATATATTTTGTGAGTTCATTAATATAGATCTCACCGACTGCTTCTTTTGCTAGATTATCATCATCTGGTAGAGGTGATATTTTTTTCTTTGTTTCAATGTTAATATTTGTATCTCTAGTAAAAGTGGGTATAGAAGCTTTTACTTTTACTGATTCATCAACTATTTCTGTACTTTTTACATCATTAGGTAATGATATATTATTATCCAATATAAAAGTTAAATCTGTTTCTTTATCTTCTTTTTTATAAACCTTGTGAAGTGAGGCTGCTCTAAGGGCTACTAAAAGATAACTTCTATCTGATAGTAAAAATTCAATTTTTTCTTGACAATTTTCTTTTATAATAGAATTTGCGAGTAAAGCAAAACTTATTCCTGAAAAGGACTTCTCTAAAGCTGATTTAACAGCGTCTTTTTGTTGTTTTGTAGTTAATCCTTTAAATTTTACTTTTTTACCTAACGAAGGTACAAATAATTCAAATTCCTTTTTAAGACTATCTAAAGAAGATAATGCTTCGTTAAATTTTTCCATAAAACTATTTATTTAAAGGTATAGTTTTATCAATATTCTCTTGCTCTTCTTTAAGTTTTTGCATTTCTTGATCGTAAATATTGCAAAGTATAAGATTTTCTGTCAAAGTATTGGAATCTACATAATCTGCGGAATAATTTAATTTACTAACTAAAATATACTGTAACTCTAGTATGTTCTTTAAGTTACTTGTGTATAAAGCTTTTAAGATTTCAAAAAATGACAAATCATAAGGTGAAAGTTTTAATGGTGTGCTGTTTTCTGTAGAGATAAGATCAAAAATTAAATCAGAAAATAAATAGTTAACTTTTTGACTAAATTCTTTTACTTTTACCATAACCTCAGCAGGTAAGCTATCAATAAGCTCTGTTTTCTCAGTTAGAGTGACCTGTAACTCTTGGTTTTTGAAGTATATCTTGTGTATGGAGCTATAATAAGCATCAAAAATATCATTAAAGTATAAATCTTTTGGTAATCCGAGATGTATTTCATAGTTGTCAATATTAAAAGATTGCTGTATATCTATCTTTAAATCTAAGCACTTTGATAAAAATGGTATTAAAGGTTTTTTTACACCCATAGTCTTTTCTGTATATTCAATAGTAGGTGATATAGATGTACATCTTAGTAAAAACAGTGCGCAAAACTTATCAAAATTAGTAAACAGTGTAAAGTTTTCTTTTTCTATCAAAGAACTTTTTAAAATTTCATTAAAACATTCGTCTATATGAGAATTATTTTGATTAATAAGAAATTTATTAATAGTTTTAAATGAAGAAAAGTTTACTTCTTTTAATTTAACGTCTTTTTTTAGAGAGGGTACACTAAAATTAATAAAAAACGACATTATAAAAATCCTAGAGGGTTTATACTACCTAATCCGTTTTGGAAGCTTGTAATTCTAGGTATAGCACCATTGGCAATTCTGTTAACAATATCAGCGATTGGGAGATACAAGTTGTTTTCTACAGTATAATTTGAATAAGTCCAGCGAGTTGCATAAGTAGTAAGCTTGGGATCGCTGTAATCTAAAGACTGCTCTGAAATTTGATAAGGAACACAGTTACTAAAATGAAATACTTTACGAGGAATCATAGAAATACTGTGATATGTAAAAGTATACTCCAATAGTGTCATGTTTACTTTCATATTTTTGGGGTCTTTTCTGTTTTCTACATCACCAGGGCGTGCGCACATACCAAAATGTGAGCTTAAAATTACCCAGGGTCTTAAAACAAAATCAATAAATGAGGTGTTCGTTTCTCTAAATTCTATAACCAAAGAAGGAAATTCTGTTTCACGTGGACCTCCTAATATACCTGGTAAAAATCCTCTGTTATTTGCGACAGATGCTGTTGTAACTGCATATTGCTCTGTGGGAATTGTTATAGAATGAGCAAATAAACAACCTACAATCTTTTGTAAGGGAAAGCTATTTAAAATAGCACGTGCTGTATCAATATCAAATCCTTTTCTAGAACCATCATGTCTTTCTAGTCCTTGAATAATATTAGTTCTTAAAGCTTGAGGGTAGTTATCAATTACTATAATCCACTGTGATGTATTTGGAATTGCAGTAAACCACGACTCCATCTGCACAAGAAAATAATCTCTTGGGCTTATTAACGGTACACCAGGTATATTGAACCCAAACAACTCAATAGCTTGTGGCGCGAAAGCAGGGTTTAATCCAGTACCTAAGCCGGCGACATTTTGTCCAAGTGAGTTTAATGCATTGGTGAACGGATTATTCACCTAATTATTTAATTATCTAAACTAATTATGACAGCTTTCTCCAATAATGATAGGAGACAGTAGCAGTAAATTCTATTGTTTGCCCGGTACCAGCGGCGATATTGTAAGTTAAGGGACCTACATTACGTATGGAAACACCAACAAGCTGATATTGTGCAACCGAATTCATTTGATTGTCAAGTTGAACTAAATCCATAATAGCTGTTTGCTTAGGAGAGAAGTAATTTCCAGTAGAATTAGAATCATCAAAAATATCTCTCGACCACTGTTCAAACTTTTGACGGATTTGAGACTGTGCATCAGCATAAAATACTAGGTCATAAGCTTCACTGTTAGGATAAACAACGTTACCAGGAAGGTTAAAATTAAGACCCATGTAAGGTACTTGTACGTTAGTAATCGAACGAGCAGGCAAAGTAGCAGTTTTTACATATACTAGATCGTTTTGATCAAAAGTTACTGTGCTAGCACCACCGGTATTAATTGATAGTACTCGAAAATTAAAATCACGTGCGAATTCTCTGGTAGTTGCTGCTGTATAAAAGTCTTGAATAAGTTGATTTACATCGGCCATAAAATTATTTATCTCCTTTTACCATTTATGATACTATTTCCTGGAAGTTTGTACCAGTTCTTGTAGCATAGAAGTTGCAGAGAATATATTCAGCAGCGCGAACTGGCTTAATATATACATCAATTACTATACTATTATCATCAATAACTGCTGGTGTGTTGTTTCTTTCGTCACAAATTAACAGATAATCATAGATACCTTGCGTATTCTTAGCATTATCAAATAGCGGTGTTAGGCTATTAATAATTTGAGTTCTAGTAAACAGCGTGTTAGGCTCAAAGATAAAGTATTTAACTGTATCACGAGTAGCAGTTTCGAGATTCAAAAACAATCTACGTACATTAATACGATCAAAAGCGCTTGGTTTCTTTTGAAGGGTCTTTTGACCAAAGATTACAAAACCTTCAGATGGGAAGAATGCTATAGGATTAAGATTAATCTTGTAAAGTTGATCGCGTTGCTTCTGCTTTGGATAAAGAGCAATATCAGTTACACCCGTGAGAACACCGCGGGAGAAGCCTGCGGGTGCATACCAGGGTTGATAATTACTATCAGTGTTAGCCATTGCAGCGGCTGCAAATCCAGAGAAGGGAACCCAAACTTGTTGATTTGAAGCTGCATCAGAAACTTTAACACAATTTGCAAAAGCACATGCATAGCTAGTGTCAATTCCGGAGAATTGATTCTTTAGCGGCCAGTAAATATCATTAGAGAATGTATTTTCATTAGAATCTAATGTCTTAACATTTGAACCCTGTACGAATATATTAGTAATAGGATCTGCAATAAAGAGATGGTCTTTACGATTTTCTGTTAAGTTTAAGAAGGGTGCAACTGCAGCATTGTACCTAGTTACTGATGTAGGTAGTGTGGATGGGTTTTGTACCTTAAGAGAATCTAGCATTGTATCGTAAGGCACTGTATCGTCGAAGAATCCGTCTGTAGAAGGATTGAATGAATTTACGTAAACAGTACCTAAACCAGCTTCAACAGTAATATTAATTGGATATAGATCAACATTATTAACTTTTTCTGTTGCTAGTGTTAGTTTAGAGGGGATATCACCTATTTCTTTTGTAGAAAGATCTTGATTATCATAATCACCTACTGCGTAAAGTGCGTTTGTTGTACCGTATACAGAGTTTAAACTAACAACAGTTGCGGAAGGCGCACCAACACGGGTAGTATAATCTGTTGATGTTTCACCTTCTAAAGGAGTAGCAAGACCAACACTGAGAAAACGTACCTTTTTCTTAGGCTTACCGTTTAAATCCAGCCAAGTGCTGGCAGATTTATTAGAAATATAGGGGTTAGTTACAACGGTAACATTAATTGATTCACCGTTGATTTGCTCGACAAAGAAGCTAACGGGAGGGCCACCAGCTTCACTATTATCTGACGGTTTGAATCCATCGAGCCTGTACGGCTTTCCTGTAATACGTAATCGAGGGCGATTGTATCAGGTGAAAATACAGATTGACGAAGTTTGAATACACCAATTGTAATGGTATCATCAAATTGATCAGAAGAAATATCAAAAGAAGGTATATTTTCTAGTACTTCAGATACTGAGCCTTGAAGCCCGGCGGAATCTGCAGATAGAGTAAAGTTTAGTCTAACAGAAGGTATTTGTACGTAATTGGCATTACCAGCTATTACCTTTGTTTCGCTATTAACCGTATAAACGTTATTTACATCATTAAAAGGTGTAGCGGGATTAAGATTGGTATTATCAATAATACCGATGTAATTACCTTCAAATTTTGTATTAATAGTAGATTGGGACTTATTTAAAACGATTAACCCGGCTCCACTAAGAGAAGCTACTGTATTAAATTCTGTTACACCACCTGTTTGAGGGGACCAGAAAAAACCATCACCACGAAGAATGGAAAGATACTCTTCTTGAGTAAGTTTTAAATGTGTTGGAGTACCAAAGAAATATGAACCATTTTCAAAATCAAGATTATTGGTAGTTACACCGCCTGTATAGCCTTTGACGGGGTATACTAAAGCACTATATTCATCGCTTGTATCAACACCGCTTCCAGCACCATAAGGTAGCCTATAAACTAAAACGTTGGATGGTGAGTTCAGTACAGATTTAACAGAATGATAAAAATATCTTTCTGCAGAATTTGTTGGTGTGCCGAAAACTTGTTCGAATTCGGATAACGATGAAATTGCAATGGGTTCTGAAGAAGGACCTTTGGCAGCAAATCCAGGAACAAATACTGTAGTTGCTGGTGTTCCTGCATTAGCTAAAGATAAGTCTACCTCTTGAATCTGTACTCCGGGACTTTGAATTGTGCGCGCCATATAAAATATTTATGTTTTTCCGATCAAACTTTTAAAAATTCTTACAAATTATCTATCTGTTCAACGAGATTGACTTCCAGCTGAGAATACTCAAAAGTAAAGGAAGTTTCCAATTCTGTTGAAGTTCTATTGTTAAATTCAAGGCTTCCCACAGCTGTAGGAAAAGCTTTCTTATAGACAAACTCAATAATTCTTTTATCATATTCATCTAAAACAAATAAGGAAAAATCAGATCTATATTTAAAATAATCAGCACCTGCATTAATAGCCTTCTGATTTACATTATTTTGAATAAGGTTTTCCGCGTCAAAAATACTAAGATCTACATTGTTTAAAATATTAAGCCATTTAAATATTAGCCAGTAATTATTAAATCTGTTATCGACAGTAAAATTTACAGTAACCGGGGGATAAGGTTCGCGTGAGTAGCTCGAACTAGCTAATGTTTGACCTGAATAGCGAACTTGCAAAGGGCTTACTTGTACTTCTGGAACCGTAACACCAAAAACAGAAAATTGTAAAGCATCGGGAATTACTGTTTCGTTAGTGCGTTCAAATTTGCGAGAAATATCTTTTAAACATTTTGGTAAATTTAATACAAATAAAAATTTATCTTTGCGCGCCTTATTAAAAGGGCTCTGGTTATATGTTTCTAAATTTGCCATATCTTTACATACCTACTAATGATCCCATAATACTTAACTGACCAGTAGTTCCTGACCAGCTGCTATTGGTTATTCTTACTTGATATTTACCGCTCACTATTTGCCACTGGACTCCGGGATCACTAGGAAACCCGGTATTTTTACCCCACACAGTATTGACTAAAGAGGGATAAGATTTGTTAAATCCCATCTCGTGATACCTGTATGCAACACTACTAATATCACCGCTTATTACAAGCTTATAAACAAACATACCGTGTATATCACCCCTACTTACATCATACCAAGTATTAGCTTGCATAGAAGAAAAAGTTCTTTCACCAAATTCCATACCTGCAATTCTTGCTGCAATTTTATTTTGATCGCTTTGAGTAACGTGTAATTTATAAGAAGGTTCAGTACCAATACCGGTATCACCTTCTAAATAATTTTTTGATTTTGCCCCGTAATTATCTGGTTGATAAATTCCCCAACAGCGCTCTATTTTTGCTCCGGATGCTCCAGATAAAGACTCAATAAAAATTCCATAAGAATTTTCTATTGTGCCGGTAGGTTGACCGGCTGATGTAGGTACAAACCCGTGTCGACACCAAATGCCAAAATTTTGAGCTAAGGTACCTTTAAATTCACCATTAGTAATAAACCCTTGAACAGCTAAGCCTATTTTGTAACCGTTGTCGCGAACACCTTGTGCAATTTTTATATTATACAAATCACATTCAGCAGCTTTGGTATAATTTGTAGTATTAGAAGTTATATTAGATTCCAAACTTCCTATATAACAGCGACCTAAAGAATCTGATTTTAAAATTACATTTTTTAAAGTATATCCTGATTCACCGGGTAGTCCGTTGTTAAGACTATAACTAAATGTAGTTGCAGATAAACTATATGTAGTATTTCCTATAGAAACCGGTACTATAGCAACACTAGTAGTGCTAGGGGCTGATGGTAAATTACCAATAGTTATATCTGCCATTTAATTATTTATTGTAAACGGCGGTAACCTTGCGATTCTAAATCAGCTATTTCATTAAAATCAGTCTCCCCTGTCTGTGAGATGACTACCGGTAAAGGCTGTATACCTTCTAGACCTAATCTTTCATTCGAATATAAAGAAGTAGGGTTTATAAAATTTTTAATGCCATAATCTAATGATTTAATTTTTAATGGTTTTCTATTTTTATCATATTCTGCAACTTCAAAATATTTTTCTACTAAATCGCTTTCCAATATAATAAGAGCCCATATTAAACTCATTACTCTATCATCCCAGCTATCAGGCCCGGGTTTTGCAGCCCACGTACCATTTGGATATCTTACAAAGTTTTTAATTTCATTTAATGTTTTTAAGTCTCGTATTTTTAATGCTCTTACCTCATTTAACCAATAACGCATATTCACCACACCTTTATATTTGGTATTAGTATGAGCTTGAACTCCTATTTTATTAAAGGAAACAGGGCCTACTTTTACACCATATGAAACTATGTTTTCATAACCATGGGTATTTTTTAAAGTATCAACAACTTGGGCACCGCAATTATTTCTTTCAATTAACGCTAACGGGTTTCCCCAGTGCTGTAAAATCTCATATAACTTAGCAGTAAAATTATAAGGGCTAATTTGACGATCATGGTATATAGCAGCTTGTTTTATTTCACGCAAATCGGTAACATCTAAAACCTGTATAACGCTTGCCGCCTCTCCAATACCTTCACTTATATCAACTCCCACTACATAAAGTTTATCTTTATCCGGTTCATCCCACAACAAATATTTTCCTTCATTAAAAACAAACTTTGGATCGGTGCATTCGCTTTTCATCTCTTCTAGTAATTTTTCATCCAAAGCACTTTCACCAGTTTCCAAGAAAACATTACCAAACTCTTGATCAAATACTTCTCGACTTCCTAAGGTGCGAATTGTTTTTTCTTTCCACGCCTCATCACGCCCAGGAAATTCCCACCAGTCAACTTTTTCTGCATGCCAATCATTTTTACCATCCATTGCCCCGGTATACAATTCATGAAAAAGATTTCCAGTTCCGTTTGGAGTTGACGCAATAAAAATTTTAGACTTTTTAGAAGACGAAATAATTGGGTATACAGAACTCCAAAACTGCTGTACAAGATGATTGTCGATAAATGCTAACTCATCCAAAATTAATACATTACAACTATCACCTCGACCGGCATCACTGCTGGTAGTTGAAATGCCAATACTAGACCCGTTTCCCAAAGACATTGATGTTTTCCCGTACTCTACAGTTCCTGGTTTAAGGTAGTTAGGTAGTTTTTCGTAAGCTAATCTAACTCTCTTAAAAATATTAATAGCGGTTTGCTCTTTATTAGCGACTATAAGAATGCGTTGGTCTTCAAAAAAACAGGCAATCCACAATGCATATATTGTCATAAGAGTAGTTTTACCTACTTGTCTGGATGCTAGCATACAAACAAATCTATGATCTCTTAAACTTCTTAAAATTCGTTTTTGATAGGTATGAAGTTTAATCTTCATCTTACCTTCATCGAGGTTAGTTATAAAAAAGAAATTCTCTGCAAAGTATAAAATGTTTTTTCTACTACGAGCAATATCTTCTACCCACTCAGGATGAGCCTCATAATCGAATACAGCATCGGTAGTAGGTAAGTTCTGATTACCTAAATAGTACTTACTTTCTTGTTTTTTGGGCATATATACAATAAATACTTAATATGAACGGTGTCAGAACGCTACTCAATATTGGTGAAGTTTATGGTCCTGTACTTGAAGAGAGTAAGAAATACGTTTTTGCTCCTAAGGGTACTTTTAAAACTGCTACTGATAAAAAGCCAGTTCAAGCTAAAGCAGATCCAAAAGCTTTTACTCCTAAGAATTCTGGTCCTGAAGCCGCACAAGGTTTTAAGAAGGATAATATTATTGATCCGGAAAAAGCAAAGGAAGACAATTTTTATACTCCTAAAAAATTCTCGCAAAATCTTGAAAAAACTGAAGTTCAAACAATAAATACTTTTATGAGCAAATCTATATTTGACAAATTGTATGAGGACGTAATGTCCGCCAGCCTGAAGATGTCGAAGCTAATGACGCTGAAGCACTTGGCCTTCCTTCCGGCGATGCCGGTGAAGAAGGTGGTGATGTTTCTTTCACCTTACCTCGTGATGTAGCTCAAAAACTTTGTGATGTACTCCACGCTGCCCTAGGTGAAGAAGAAACCGGTGGCGAAGAGGGCGCTGGTGAAGAAGAAGGCTCCGTTGGTGAAGACGAGCAAGTTCCTTCCGAACAGAATGAAGAGAAGAAGGAAAAGAAAGACGAAGCCGAGGAAGAGGAAGACAATCAAGAAGTTGCCAAAGAAGGCACTGAAATGAAAGAACTTCCTACTTCTGCCGGTCAGTCCCTTCAAAAGAAGGACAATAAAGTCGGCGACGTTACAAATTCTTTAAAGACAAGTGGCCCTGGTGATGCCAAGGTTACTGATAAGGTTGGTAACGATGGTGAAAAAGGTCATGCTCTAGTAGGTGGTGGAATAAAGGGCGGTGCCCCCACATCCCCTAAGGGTAAGGCTAACGTTGTTGATGCTAAGACAAGTAAGGTAGGTGCTTACTTGGCTGGTCTAAAATAATAAGTCAAATAGTAAAAAAAGGGCCTGATCTTCGGATTAGGCCTTTTTTTTTGCTTAAATATCTATATGAATACCTTTAAGGATCATTGGCGTAAGTTTAATAAGAAAGGTAATTTCGTTAAAAAGCGTCATGAAGGTTTAGGTGCTACTAAAGCCTCACAAACACGATTTGTTCCTATGTGTCATAGATCTACTAATGATAATCAGAAGGTAAAAGGGATATTACGTAAGAATAGTGGAAAAGTCGTTTTAAACAGAGCAGACATAAAGCAAATTGAAAATGAATATAACTTAAAGTATTCTTCTACTACACCTAAAAAATTAGGTAATACCGGGGTAGTTTTAAGATATGACCCTACAATCAGAAGGGTGGTATTAGAAAAATGAGTGTAGCGTATTATACCGGTAACCCCACACCAAAGATATATCCGTTTACTTTTGAAGATAACCTTTGTTTTAGATATTCTGCAAAAGCTAATAATAACTGCGAACGTAACAACTATTCTAATTACTGGAGAGAGCAGATTAATCTTTACGGTCAACAAGTAGGTTATATAGTTAATAATACAACTACATTAAGCGCAGATATGTTGTACGGTGAACAGCCCACACAAGCTTATTCACCACCTCAAAATATTATAATGGCAATTAATTTAAATGAAAATGCTTTAATGTTAAGTAAATTTGGTCTAGTTTCAGATGATGAGGTCACTGCTTTTATCCATATAAGCGCGTTCTATGAAACGTTTGGCATTGGTGCAGAACCTAAATCTGGTGACTTGTTCCAGCTTGTAGAATATGGTAATGATAGACCTGGTGGTAGAAATGGTAACATATATGAAATCACACAACGATTAGATCAAGATATTGCACAGATTAACCCTTTAATGGGACATTATGTTTGGTTAATTAAAGCTAAACGTTTTGAATATTCTTTTGAACCGGGTGTTACTCCAGAGAATCAAAACCAACAAGTATTTGAAGATAAGAAAAATAATACCGTAACGGGTGCAGATAAACCTTATGATTATTCAGCTGAAGAAGCATCTAAGAAAGTTTTTGATTATACAAAAACAGACTATTCGGATGTCTACGGAGGATATTATTAAATATCTTATTGTATGGCTGACGTAACAATATCTCAATTGACAAAAGGTACACCTGCGGGTAATAATGTTTTACCGTATAGTACAGGAAGTAATACATTAGGTGTCCCGGTAAGCGCTTTATTTCAAAATACTACTAAAATAGGATTTAATACCACGGACCCTTTATATAGTTACCATTTAATTTATAATGAGTCAGCAGATATACCTGGGCTAATGCTAAGAAACAATTCTACCCCCGGGATAGCCTATCTATCTGTTAATGCTAGTGCAAATAATTGTGGAATAAAATCTTATAACTCTGCTCATCCAACTAAACCCTCTTACAATGAGATAGGCAATTGGTCCTCTGAAGGACAGCTTTCTTTAGTAGTAAGAAACGAAACAAGAATGCATATCGATGGTTCCGGAAGAATAACTAAACCTTATCAACCTGCATTTGCAATTCAAGCCGTTCAAAAAACTTACGCTCATGTTGCATCAAATTTTACAAAAATAACAGATTTTTCTCCTATAAATCAAAATAATATTAATGCTAATAGTTCTTTTGATTTTGTTAATGGAAGATATATTGCTCCTGTAGGAGGGATATATCATATTTCAGGAATGTTAAGGTTAGATCCTTCTCCTTCTAATTGGATGTATGCAATGATTTTTATAAACGGTTCATCTTATTATAATACAGGAGCTCTCCCGAGTCTTAATATTGTTAATCCATCAAACAGTTTTGCAGCTACTAATTTAAGTATGTTAGTAAAATTAAATGCTAACGATATTTTAGAATTTTATTTTGGTGCTTCAAACAATAATTCCTATACAATATATCAACAGACTTGCTTCTATGGCTATCTATTAGGATAAAGCTGGCTCTTCTTTTACTGCGTCGTAATTGGGGATATTTTCGTTCTTTAGTTTAGAAATAAATTGATCTGCCTCTCTACAAGAATTAAATTCTACTTCTATTTTTTGACGAGTTTGGTCAACAAAAACATATACTAGCTTATCTTTATCTTTTCTAATGTTAAATAAAGAATAAGCTTTACCGGGCATAAAACGCCTATCCCTTATTCCTAATTTAGGATTAGAATTTACGACAAAGCTGGTTCCAAGGATGTAGTGCATGTTTTAAGCTTCTTAGGAATATTTATCGATTCGTTCATGATTACCTCTTCAATCATAGACTCATATCTTTCAACTATATACTTTTGAAAAGCAAGAGGTTTCACCCAATCTACGTCTTTATTATGAAGGTCCATTTTAAAATGAGTTGCTTTACGGGAGATAATATCCAAAGCTTCAATTAAACATAACCACCGAGTATACTCGTCAATGGCAAGCTTATGATTTTTAGTTTTAGTTTCTACTGTTATGTATCTTTTTGATGAGGGTGATCGCATATCCTAGTATTATTAGGGAAATATCATTAACGTCAAGTATATTTTTCTGTTTATTTAAAATAAAAAGATTATTATAAAAAGCTTCAAAATTGAGATTAAAGCTGTCAAAAAAAGTTTTAGTAGCTGTTATTATTTCTTGCTGATGTTCAGTAATTTCAAAATTAGCTTTTAAAGAAGAACTAAAACATTCTGAGAACAAGCTTATAAAGTTTTTAATAATCTGCTTGTCGTTATTATTATTAGTTTTATAAAAAACTAATCCTTTCTCAAAGCTTGCTAAGGATGAAAGTGTTAATGATTTTTTTATTAAAAGAACTACCTCGTCTAACACAAGAGGAGGTAATTGTTGCTTTTCAATAAGAGCACTAGAAGGTGTCTCAGAAGTAATTTTTTGTACGCTTTCAGGTATTTGCATTAGTTAATTTCTCCGTAATATTTTTATTTAGTAAGGTAATATCAGTATTTAAAATAGGTTCAGTTACTATTGCTGTCTCCGGTGTAATAAAAACGCTAACTGCTTTACTGCATTCACTGCACTTATATTTGTTATCAGTATTAAGTCGAATAGGTACTATTTCTTTTACCTGTTTGTAGCAAGGACATACTACTTCTAATGATTGAAGCGAAAATTCTTTTATACGCTCGTTTTCTAGTTTTTTATTTTGTAGCGCTGTATATGTATTTAGAGTTGTTACATATCCGTAATAAAGAGCAAACTGAATAACTATACCAAACCCTACACCTACAAAAAAAGAAGAATTAAATGTAATGAACAACACACCAAATAAACAAGAAACAATTACTAGGGTTGCTATTTGTGAAAGTAGCTTTTTGAGCATTAATGTATTATAACTAATTATAAATCTTTTGCAACAGGTGTTTTAGTCGAATCTATAATACTATTAAGTTCTTTTAAAATAATGTCAAGTCTATCTATAATAATTTGAACTTGTTCTTTAGCTTCTTTATTTTTTTCTATTAAAGGATTTTTAAGAGATGTTTTAAATAAGTTTTTAGAATTTTCTGCATTTAAATAAAGATTACCTAATTGTTCTATTACGCTAGGTAAAGGATAAGGGTGAGGCTTTTCTACTTTTACGTCATTAGGGCTTTGATTAACAGATTTATCAAACAAATCTTTTAAAGTAACTCGTTGTGAGCCAAGTTCTCTAGAAGCTATGCCAGATGTCCATTTGTTATAATAGTTTACAAAATCTTCAAACAAAACCTTGTTTTTCACTAAATTATTTATGTTTTAATATAAATATTATTATGAACCTCTTTGAACGTTCTTTTAGTGTAGTTTTAGAAGCAGACGAAACACCTGCACCGGCTCCAGCCCCAGCCCCTCAGTCAGACAGAGAAGCCATGGCACAGACTTTAAATACAACAAAGCCTGAAGATTATGATGTACAGCAACCGGGAAGAGAAAAACTTATCGATCACGTTAAAGCTGAACAGGGTGTTAAATTAAAAGAATGGGTTTCTAAAATAGATGAATTTATTAAGTTCTTAAACGGCACCGAACAAACATCCATGCAAGTCCAACTTCATGCAGCTCCTTGTGATTCAATTTTTGAAGATATTGCAAGAAGCGAAAAAAAGAAAATCGCAAGACTTGCTGCAGAGCTTAGCTCACTAAGCGAATCGCTTAAGGGTTACCTAATTTCATCGAACGACAGATAAAGCTAGATCGCCTTTCATTCCTTCAAAACTGTTCTCTATAATAAATTCAGGTTCTATCATATCTAGTTTTTTATCTATACAAAAGTCATTTATATCTTTATACTTTTTACCTATATTTTCTGGCCATAAAAACACGCATTCATTATTTTGTAAAAGTTTTTTAGTTTTATTCTTACTAGCACTATCCTTCCATTGACTGTCTAACACCCATACCTTTTTAAAAAATTTAAAAGGCTGTAGCTGATGTTCTTGTAATTTTGAAAATGTATTACTACTATTTTCTTGAATACCTGCAACTGCTGTACCGTTTTTAATAAAAAATGAATCAATAGGTCCTTCAAAAATAAAAATATAATCTAAATTTGTATCTATTTTATTAATATTATAGAGAGATTTTTCGCCGTTTATCTTGCTGAGATATTTCGGATAGAACTTAGCATCTTTATCAAAAATAAGACGAGATTGATAAAAAATGATTTCATTATTTTCATTATAAAAAGGTATAATAATTCTATTTTTATGAACCTTATCTTTTAATGAAACCCATAGCGTATCAGGTTTGTTAACGGCATTATCAAGACGACGCTTCTTAACTAACTCTAATGCAGCTTGAATAACATCATTATCCTTATAGTAGTTTATTTGATTTGGATCAAATATGTTTATGGAGTCTGTTGGCAATCTTTCAACATTAATAACCTTTGGCGTTAGTTCATTATCCTGTTGAAGCGTCTCTAACGGTATGATATCATATTCTTTTGTTTCTTGTATAATCTCGTTAAATGATAGACCTGATACTTCTTGTATCCATTTTACTGTATCGCTATACCACCCGCAATTATGACAACATATTATATTATCATCTACTATATAAATACATCTGCGTTTTTTAAGCCAAGACTTACCCTCTCTACAAATAGGACACCCGGCAATATAGGTATTGCTTAGTCTTTTAAATTTAGGATATCCTGCGTATTGATAAAATTTTTGCAGTATATATTCGGGCGGTATTATCACACAGCTATTATAATAGTACTAAAAGAAGAAACAAGAATTACTTCTTTTTAATATCTTTAACAGACACAATACCTTTACGAATAAAGGTACCAGAAGCGGGATCAATATATTCGGCTTCAACAACTTCTTTGCCTTCACGAATATAAGTCTTTAGAACAGGCTTTACAATTTGTCCACTTATAGGCGAAACAATCGGTTTAGGGTCTATAATATCCATGTAAGTATTTACTGTTTATTATTGCTTTTCAACCGTATTTGTTGATTGGTTTTTAAGATATTGACGACGACAAACATCATACACGTCATTGGGTAATTTTTTAACTATATCTACTATTTTATTTTCTAAACCAAAATTAAATTTTTCCTTAGATACAGATCTAACTAATAAATCAGGTAAAGAGAGAAAAATATAATCTTTTGATAGAGAGTCAGTCTCCATAAAAACAAACATTTCCCCCAAATAAACTCCGCCTGTAATTGCATACAAATACCTTTTTTTAGGGTGTTTTGTTTTGAAGAAATTTTTAAGAATTGTGCTCACTTAAACTACCAATGCATTTTTCTAATGAATCAAATACTGGGGGTAACTGCAAATCTAGTTCTGCTATTTTATTATCAGAAAGTACACAATTAGACCTGTTTGCTTTAAGGCTAAGTGAATTAATATCTACAAATGTCCAGTTAGGGTTAATAAGATTATTTCTAGATAGTAAATCAACTATTTGCTTTGCATTTGCAGATCCAGGATTAATAACATTATAAATACCGGGAAGTATTTTATAATATTCTAACTTAATAAATTTTTCTATAAAAACTAATAAATCTTCTAAACAAGTTAAGCTATTATCAAAGCTAACTAAATTACTATAATTTAATATTTTATTTAAAAAGTTTCTATCTGAATTAAATCCGCAAAATGGCATTCTAATTCTCAAGTTTGTAGTAACATCTTTGTTACATAAAATTTCATTTAAATGTTTACATTTAGAATAGAAACTACTTTCAGTACTGTAAATGCCAAAATTAGGAATATCGTCTTCTGTAAAATTTTTCTCATATCCGGAAAATATACACCCACTAGAGACGTTAATTAACCAAAATTTATTTCTCTTACAAAAATGACTTAAAGATACTGGAAGTTCTGTATTGTACTTTAAGCATAATTCTTTATTTGATTCACAACCATCAACATTAGGTCTGCCAGTATAACCGGAGCAATTTAAGATAATAATATCTTCATAATCATTATGATGAATATGCTGAGTCTCTCTAATATAGCGCTTTAAAGCTATTGAATCAAAATAATCGACTTCTTTTCTGCTAATAGCTGTTACATGATTGTCTGTATTTTTCGAAAGCTCAGAAAACAGATATGTACCTACATATCCTTTTCCTAAAATTATAATATTAGGCACAATTTATTTTATAATGCTTAATCTCTATCTCCAGGAAAATCTTTACTATTATTGTTGAAGATAAATTTATTTAAAAGTGTGCCTAGTGAATCTGCTTCCTGTTGATTGTGTGCAGAAATCATAGAAATAGGCTCACCTTCTAAATTATAACCAATAAGAATAAAGCTGTTTAAAAATTCAGTTATTTGCGCACAGAGTACATCGAGATCTTTTTTATTAGAAGCTTTTTCTTTTAATTGATCGCGGAGAAAAGAAACGAGTGCCTTGTGTGTAAGTTCTTTGATTTCCTTATTTTCATTAGGATCAAAGCTTTCTTTCTTTTTTTCAGGCTTTTTGTCTTTCATCATAAGTATTTAATCTTTTTGACAAATATCTATCACGTCCGTGATAATTAATGTTGTTTGCTACACCGTGTCTAATTAGATAATCAATAATGACTTCTATACTATCTGTTTTAATAAAAAAGTTTTTTGGTATTCTTTTTCCACCATCGTGTATTTCAAATAAAACCTCGTTGATGTTCTCTTTGTTAACATAACAAGTAATTAGCACAGATGCCTCGCTTGGATTAACCATTATAGTCCAAATGCGAGGATCATCCTTTGAATAAACATTAAAAAGCTTTATAACGATAAACCCATTATCTCTTAATCTTTTTATAAAATAACTAGGTGTTCTTACTTTGTTTTTTCTCATATTAGTTAGCTAAAGCTGATACAACAAACTTAAACCGAGCATTATTAAGTTCGAGATCTAACGTCAATACTCCCATTTTTGTTATTAATTGAGCTTGAAGCTCTTTATATCTCATAGAAGAAATTATTCTAAATATTTCAAAATTCAACGGCACTGCAAGAGCAAACTGTGTTCCAGAATAGTTATCAGCAATTTGTATACCATAAGAATCAATATTAGCTCTAGTTTTATCTGTTAGCTCACCAAACACAATACTATCTTTTACGGATATATAAACTTTGTTTGTCTCTGTACTAATAGAGCTTCCTTTTACTAAATTTACAACTGAAGCATAGGGTAATGTAAATGTACCATCAAATGTAAAAGTTTTTAGCTTTTCTACATTAAGCTTGGGGGTAGTAATTATACCATCATCATACAAATGATATTTAAACCTAACGCTCTTAGAACTATATCCAATAAAATTAGAAGATATATCTAGTTCAAAAGAATCTAATTCAATACAGCTTATAACTCTATATAGTTTTTTTAGATCAGGTACATTTAATGTCTTAATTGCATTGATACTTTTATCTATATAGCTAGAGTCTACGATAATCGTATTATCACTTGTAGAGATAAGTGAGGATATTTTACCTGTATTAACCTGAATAACTGCACTATCGGTAATTTTACTAAGAGGGCTGAGAAAATTATTTAAGAATTCTTCTTTATTACTAACGCTAAGGGTCATTGTATAATAATAACTCCTTAGCTAAGAATATCAATCATTAGATGATAACTTATTATCAATGCGCATTAAAATAGTTTTAATTTCTGTTAATGCGTTTAAAATATCACTATACTTGGCTTTTTTATCAAAATCAAACTCTAATTGATTAGGATCGTGCTGTACCGGTATTGGGGCAGGTTGCTGATGTACAATACGAGCTTGTTGGGGTTGAATATTCATACCCGCATTAACTACAGAAGCGTAAGGCTGTGAGTTTCTGCTTTGCGGAATAGCCTGAACTACTCGCACAGGATCAATTGTCTTACCTTGTAGGGTTTGATTTTTTGAAATAATAGATGAATCCAACTCTTTTAAAGCACCAGAAAGGTTTTGACCTATAAACTGTATAGTAGTAAGCTTAATTTCTTCTGGTGTAAGATCTTTTAAAAGAGGGTCCATTATAGATCTTTAAGAAGCTCGTTAATAGAATCGTCCTCTTCAACCTTTTCTGCCTTAGTGGCAGGCTTCTTAACAACCGCAGCCTGAACAACCGGTGCTGGAGCAGAAGTCTTTGAAGTAATAACTTCTTCTTCAACATCTTTTGTTCCATGATAGTGAGTATCAAGCAAGTCCTTGAGCTCATCATAGCTTTTAACTGTGACGTAAGACTCAAGGTCAAAAGCACTGCTGTAAACCTTTTTGTACGAATCTTCATCTAACCCCTCAATTTCCTTAGGAGTAGAAAACTTAGATGAAACATAAGTAGGGTAATCGCCTTGCTTTTCTACCTTAATACGGAGATTACATCCCTTAGGAGAAAGATCAAAAATGCGAGGGCCTAACTCTTGTGCTTCTTCGCCCTCAATAGCGTCCATAATAATCTTATGCAACTGACGACCAAAGCGAAGAACCTTTGTCTTGCCGTTATTTTCCTGATTTACAGGATCATTAACAATATAAACATTAACAAGCCAATTCTCTCTGCGCTTAATAGCCAATGCCTTTTCTTTTTCCTTTTCAGTACCGTTACGCAAAACCCTGTAGCGCTCTTCAGCAATAGGATCGCGTTGATTCCATGTAGTAGGGCTTACGGCAGTAATAAGCTGACCGGTTGTAAGGCTATTCCAGCCATAAGAATAGTAGTGAAAAAATGTCTTAGACGGGTCTTTGACATTAGGTAAAAGACGAACAGTATAGGTGTTTCCAACCTCGCAACGAAGATAATCTTTAATCTTGGATGCCGTAGATTCATTATCCTTGGTTAGGGCCCCTTTAATACTTTCAAACATCGACGCGGTAAATGTACTCATAAAGATATAATACTAGCTATAATCGGTAAATCAAGAACTATTTGAAATTTTTTTAAGGCCAAGTTCAACTAATTTTACAGCCTTTTGAGAATTAAAAAGACGAGTTCTAAAATTTTGAATATTATTGTAAATGTCTTCACCAATAATAAATTTAGTTATTTCCGGATCTCTTGTTTTTAATTGCTTTTCAAAATTAACAAAACCTAAAAGTGTATATATGTTAACTTTATGTTCTTTTAGATGAAGTAAAAAAGAATATTCATTATTAGTTTGATGTGTTATATAGTTAAAAACATTAATATTTCTTTCTCTACAAAAATTATTTATAAATACTAGAGATTCTTTAATATTTTTTAATTGTTCTTCACTATCAGGATCTAAATTAATTTTCTTTTTTTGCAAAAGAGTATATGCCTTAGTTGCTTTAAGGGAAGTAAAATATTCTATAGGAAAATAATTTTCATCAGGATAAAGCTCATAAGGTGCATTAAAAAAATCATCTATTTTAATATGTGGAAACCGTTTTAAAAAAGAAGAAAGTTTTTTAATTTGAACATAAACTTTATCGTCAAGTTTTTCAAAATTTTTTCTAAGCTTAAAGGGTAGTTTGTTTCTACTGCGCGTTATTCTTAAAAAAGTATTATAGACAAATTTATCGAATTCAGATATCACATTAAGTGTTTCCACTTATTTCTAACTAACTGCTTTTTTATCTTTCTTAAAGCGCTTGGCTTATAAAAACGTCTCTTCAACCTTAGCTCATCGAGTACCCCGGAATTTAAAAATTCACGATTAAATCTACTTAAAGCCTTTTCAAAATAGGCTTTATCCATACATTTTTTTGGATCGAGTTTTATTTTAGCATTAACCATCATAGCAGATTCTTTTTGTGAGTGTTGAGAAATTTCATAACGTACTTACTTTTATACAATCCTGAGTCAAATTGCAAGAAAAATTTAATTGCGCTAAAATCATTTTTTAATTCACAATACTTTAGAAATAATTCTCTCACATTTTTATTTTTGAGTAACAAAATAAACACATTAGCTAAATTTAATTTTTTAGTATTTAGTAAAGTAATTAAAGAACAAAAGGAAAGGAACAAATGAGTTTGTTCATATTCATTAATTTGTTCTGCTGGATCGTACCCTTTCACTCTCAACAACTAATTATTATTTAGTTGTTGTAAATCAATTGTCTATTGATAGTTTAGATAGAGTATTAATAGAAGATGTACTAGCCTCCGTGTCATTAAGATGCTCGTCCTCTGTAATAGTTAATGTAGAATAGTCTATTCGCATAGCGCAATGTCCAAAATTTGGCCCAAGCCTATTCTTCATAAAGCCCATCTTTATTACACCAAGCTCTCTATCTGTATCGTCCTGCCAAATACTAAGAATTACGTCACCTGTCATAGCTAGTCCTATACTTTCAGATATTGTCTTTAATCCAGGATCTGTTGTTTCATATCCATCTCTATTAAGCTGGGTGGCAGATATAATCGGACACTTAAAGGTATAGGATAATGCTCTAAGTTGCTCAGTACAGACTTTTACTCGCTCGTAGCTCGTATCACCTATAGTAGTGTGTAAAAGATTAACATAATCTAATACAATTGCATCAATTTTAATTCCTTTTTGAATTAGTTTTTTGATAAATGCTTTTAAATGATTACATGTAATAGAAGCTGGTGGAAATTCTTTAATAATAATTTTTGAATTAGGGTTCTCCACACAATACTCGTTAATTTGATTCTTTAATGTCTCTGATTCTACCTTAAGCTGACTAAGAGGAATCTTAGAAACACTAGAACAAAGTCTTTTTGCGTAAATAAGTTCAGGCATTTCAAGTGAAACCAATAATACAGTTTTACCTTGATTAGCAATGTTAATTGCTATATTACCTAGAAAAATACTCTTTCCAATGTTTGTTTCTCCTGCAAACAAATACAATGCTCTACCTTCTTCAAGAAAACCGCCACCGATTCTATCATCCATCCATTTCCATTTTGAAGGTATAAACTTTTCGTTTGAGTTTAAATCTTGAATAACTTTATCTATATCTGTAAAAAGATCTAATCCCACTTCTGTCGTTAGCGAAAGACTACAAGCTTTTTCAAACTTAGAAAGTATTTTTGATGTATCAACACTGTTTTTAGTAATATCATCTACCACATCCATCATTGTGTGATAAACAGCTTTTTCTTTTAAAAATATTTCTGTGTTTACAGACAATTCATCGTTATTAAGATTTTTATCTATATTATTAAAAAGAGTAACAACATTTTTAAGAGATGTTTTTAGTTCATCGGTTGTAAGATAAGACTTAATTTCAGTAATAGAAGGCTTTGTGTTTCTCTTTTCATAAAAATCAGCAATAATAGAGAATACAGATTTAATGTCTTTATTCTTAAAATAAATAGGCTTAACATAGTCTACAATAGAAGCTAAATAAGTCTCGTCGGTTAATGCTTTATAAGCAATAATAGTCTCAAAGTAATCAAGATCTAACTTAGCCATTAGTTTATAATAGTATATCTTCTACAAGAATCAATTACTGTATTCTTGTAAAAACTTTTCCTGACTTTTAAGAAAAATATCGTCATTAACATTAGAAAGCCCGGGTGATTTATGGACAACCCAGATAGGTGCAACACCTAGTTTAAGCTTAAGGTTATTTGCATCTAAAGAGCTTGCGATATCATAGTGATGAAATGTATAATTTTCGTTAAATTTAAATCCTGTTTCTAAAATTTTTTTTGTATTTATACTTAAAAATAACCCGTCTAATATTGCTACCCTTGAAGGTGTTGGACCAAAACTAGTCATAAAAATTTGCTTATCATTAAAAGAATGTGCGACAGCACCTCTTAAATTATTGCTACCCATGCCCCCGCACATTAAATGCCAAAGAGCAAGCTTTTGTATTTTAGGATTTATACCACCGGCTAAGCCAATAATATCAAATTGTTTATGAAACGTCTCAAGTTTTTCGTGGATATTAAAATCATCTATGTAAACGTCATCGTGAACAAACACAATATAATCAAATGATTTTGCATTTTCTTTTAAAAAATTATTATAACATTTGCTCAGTCCCTCTGTATTGTTTTCTTTATAATATGACATTATGAGTTCGTTAGGAAGGGCTTTAATAATCTTGCTAACGCTTCTCTTGTAAGGTGTACCTTCAATCTTATTTCTTGTAACGCTAAAAAATGCTATTTTCATGAGTAAAATGGTGAGTTGGTTTGAAATTTACCTACAGAAGTAATACCTTCTGTTGTTAAAAGATATATTAAACCTTCCTCCAATGCAACGTAATCTTCATGTTTAATAGAAGAAAATGCATTGTTAAGAAAATCTGCATAGACTGTACTACCTGAGCGCGCTAAATACGTACTACTTGACTTTTGATTGTACATCCAAAGACCAAAAGTACCCTTAAGCAGTGAGCATGTCTTTTTAATTGCTACAACTTCATCATCATCAGAATCCTTTTGAAACTTAGCTAAGAGAGGTGCAATAACGGAGGAATCTACTACATTGTAAGACTTTTTATCTGTTAACAGGTTTTTTAATTCTTTATCGTTGGTTAAGACGCCGTTATGTGCAATAATCCAATCCTTGTATTGAAAGGGATGAGACGTCTTAGGTGAAAATGTTCTTTGTGAGGATGTGGGTGCTTGAGTGTGTCCTAAGTAAAATGAAAAATCGGTAATCTTTTTTCGCTTTTTACCATATTCAATTACTAGCTTGTTAGTTAAACTCGCGACCCCCGGGGTCTTGAGAATAGCATGAAGTCTTTTTCCGACCAGCAGTCCGCCGTAAGAAAACGTACCGCGTTTCTTATTGTCCTTATAAAGCTTTACATAATTAGCAAAGTCTTTAGCACCAAATATGCCGCAAATATTCTTATACCTCCTAATTTATTATAATAAAAAGAATAAATATTTCAAGATGAATAAGGACTGTAAACTCATATTCGAAGCGTATTTAGAGAAAAAACCTATTTCGGAAGCACCTATTTACGGTGATGACATAGGATATACCGGTGATATAGAAAAAGCTCCTGGCGGTGGCTATGGTATTGGTAAAGCAGCAACACGAGAAGGAAAATCTAAAACAGAAATAGCTAATCATCTTTTACAGCAAATAAAATCTAAATTATTTAAACCTGAGCATCATGTTGTCGATGGAAAAGAATATTCGTTGTTTTATCCTGGTTCAAAAATGAAATTTAGAACAGATTTAGAAAAATTAATTAAAAATGAACTTAAGTTAGGTGGAACTGAAGCAAAATATACAGCTCGAGTTGTAGATAATCTTTTAAATGTTGTAAAGGTCGATCTCGAAGGCGGTGCCTCAGCTAACCCCGTTGCAGTTAAAAAGGCAATTGATGCAGGTGTAACTGGTCAAAAAATAACGGCTCCGCAGACTGAAACGCCCGCCCCTGCCCCTGGGGTAAGTACCA